CCAGCTTCTGTTAGTAATTGTAGATGTACTTCAGCTTCATGTCTGGTAGCAAACACTTCATTCCTTTCTTCTAAATGGTAGTAATGATAGCTTGTATATCCAGTAGTGCCAAAGTATTGTTGTTGCTGTGTGTGAGCCATTCTCTTCCCACAATTTTTGCAGTAAATTTTAGGATTACCATTCCTATCTAGTTCGGTCATTCGTTATCTCCTATTTGTTAATTGATACACCCATTATAAACATTTATGTATGTAAGTCAAGGGCTTGACATACGAACACATAAGGTATATACTAAGGACTTATCAACGCCAACAGAAGGAGTTAATCTAATGGCAAAAACAATAATAGATAAGACTGCAAAGGAAAATATTATTCTTCCTCATGCACTTAAGACTATCCACGCATTACCTAGTGAGCATAGGAATTCTTATGTAGAAGCTAGAGATAAATGGAGAGAGGCTTACGACCAATCTTGGAATGTAGCCAACAGTTATATCACATCACATGTACCACAAGATCAGATACAGATAGTGAAAGAAGTAAGTGATAGAAACAAATGGAATAGTTCTGGTATGCCTATTGGTAAGGGCATAGCAGATCTCAAGCTAGAAGATTTTGTTTGTAAAGAATACGACAAAATAAAAAGCACAGTAGGTGATAGTGGCAGGTACTACCATCATGGTCGTGAGGCATTTCATTTAGACCAATGCGTTACTTTTAATTTAGTATCAGCAGAGTCAGATGACATGGGCAGATATGATGCGAGAGCTGACTTCAACACCTATCCAAGTAGAGATACCTTTGAGTTAGTAGAGCATGATTATCTAAAAGAAAATGGTATCATTGCTATGAACTCTAAGGAATACGAGGGCAGGTCATATCACAAACGAGAAGAACTTAGTACACAGATCAATAGTCATGAGGCTTATACCAAATGGGTTGTTGATAACTTCAATGACAAAGTTTGTATTCGCTTGAATGTTGATTGTCATTCTCAAGGTCTAGCTGTTCATGATGTTAATGATTTCAATGCTATCAAACAAGAGAAGATACTCAGAGGCAGAATGTCTATGGCTTTAGATAGTCTTAAGTCAGAAAGACAGGGCTACTATGATGATGTCAAAGGTATCTTATCTAAGATAAGAAGTGTTGAGGGATTAATGGAGTCTCCACTAGGTAAGATGATGAAGCCGATTGAAGGTGAACTTCAAGGTGTCGGTACATCTATTGCCCTAACACCACAAGCACAGTTCAGAATTAATAAGCTGAACAATGCACTAGACGGCATAACAGAAGAGTTACAAGTGCCTAATGTTATTGTCTTACATGGTATGTCTGGTACTGCTTGATGGATCCCGATGATGAGTTCGGTTGGTAGCCGAGCAAAGAAAAACCCCACTAAGATAATTCCTAGTGGGGTTTTTTTAGATCTAAATTTATTTACTCTTTATAATTTTGTGAGATAGGATCAAGCCAACTGTTTATATGTTTGTGTGTTGTCCAATCAGATAGTGCATCTAAGCCCTCACCATTACAGCTAACCCATTGAATCCACCCTCCCTTATCAAAGATAATGTGTAGCATATCTACTGCATTGACTTCTTTTATTGAAGCCTCAACATCATTGGTATATACCCAGTTATCATAGTCGCCATACTTTAAGTTAGCTTCTTCATCAGGAAAAAAGTTCTCACTACCACATTGAAAGATCCACTTAAGACCTTCTTCTTTTGCCCTCGATAGTATTGAAACTATCAAGGGAATTTTTATCATACCTTTTTCTTGTAACTTATTAAGCTCTACTTGAGTAGCCATTACTTATCCACCTCATCATCAATATCTTTAAAGATAGTATACTTTTCTTTTTGTTCTTCAAGTATATTAAGTTCTATCCTAGAATTTATCCATGACTGACACCTAATTTTACTTTCTGATTGGTATTGATAGCTATAAGTATTATCAATATGACTATACTCAACTTCTTTTAGTACTACATACATAGTCTTGTTCTCCTACTACTCCTGTTGATTGCAGTAGCCCTAGATAGGAGTAAATTTACTAGGGCTACGATTCCTTACGGAATATTATAAGTCTTTGAATTTACTGTCAAATACCTCTTGAGATATCATTCCATTCTTCAAAGACTTCAAAGCTGACGCCTTGATAATCTTATTATAAAAATCTCCAGCCGTTTTTGTCTTATAGTTCTCGGCTATCTTGTCTTCTTTATATTTATTTAAGTCTATTATATTACTCATAGTTTCTCCTAATGTATTGTAAAGCAAAGGGTATCAAGTAGCACTTGCAACTCATCTTTGAATGGCTGAAATTCAAATGGTATCTTGCCATCAAGATCATGATGAATCATAAAAGCCATATCAACGAGAACACCTATTGTGTCCTCGTCAATCTGTAAGTCAGGCATTTATATTCCCCATACTATCGATACTATAGTTCGTGCTGGAAAGTATAAAGCTCCCAAGCATAGTATGATTACACACCAACCATCAAAGGTTAGGTATCTTGTTTTCTTTTTCTTCATAGCATACCTCCAGTTATATATCTAAAAGAATAGATTAGTAAACAAACATAGCCTATAAATAGTATGGCTAGTACATAATCTATGTTTAGCATTTATCTTCTCCACATTCACAACAAACATTATTATCTCCTTGTGCTTCAAATGTTCTTGTTTTATCTAATTTATTTAAAAGAGATACTATTAACTTTATCAGTACTTTATTATCTTCTGTACTGGGACAGCTAAAAATAGGATCTTTGTGATTTAGTGATTCTATAGTTATCATATGCCCACCATTGCTAAAACAAATAGGCATACAATTATAGTACATGTGTACAATATTAATAATGGCATTATAATAACCCTCTCTTTCTAAAGTCTTTAGGCTCTACTGGTACATTATTAAAAGCCCTGTAAAATTCTTTAGCTACTTGGTCTAAGCCTAAAGGTTCTGGTTGAGTACAACTAGGACAGTTAGCCTGTACTTTTTCATGTGAAATTTCTGTATCACCTGTACTGTTGTTGGCTACTCTAGTTGATTGCATTTTAGTTATGTAATGATTGCCATTACATTGTTTACATTGGTCGTTCATATAACCCTCCTACTGGTTAAGTGTTTGAATTACTTATATAATATCAAGTGTCAAGCCTTAAGTCAAGGCATAAAAAAAGAGCCAACAGCTTTCACCATTGGCTCTTAATGTTTGTCGTTTAGTTTTATTTTACAATGCATATAAGATTACTACCCCAATAAGAATTAAGGTAGCAATCGAATCAAATTCTGATTGTCGTTTATTCATTTGTTTTCCTTTCTGTTTTAATTAATAAGCCCTATCCTATAACTACTGTGTCGCTGTGTCAAGCCTGTAAGTCTGTGTGTGCGTGTCTAATATATTTTTATTACAGCTTAAAAAAAAACAAAAAAAAACCCTTACCAGAAATTAATCCAGTAAGGGCTTGATTTTATTACTTAACTTGCACTAATGATTTAATATCATTATCTCTAACAAGTCCTAGCTCAGTTGTTGCTATGCCTTCAGCATTATCATTTATAAATGATTTTTGAGCATTGACAACAAAGGAATTGATCACACCTGAATTAGATAAAACATCTGCTATTAAGTTTTGGCTTAATTGTGTAGATATTAAATCACTATTCCATATTGATTGACCTGATTTCTTAACTTCAGAAAAGTTATCAATTAAGAAAGTTTCTAATTCTTTAAATTTAGTTCTCAATTCAGTAGCAAGGTTTTTAGTCTTAATCATTCTCGCCTCACGATTTTGAGTTTCATTCTCAGATTTAGAAAAGTCCTTAAATATAGCTCTCATATCAGATATATTAATAGAGGTATCCTCTTTACTAGTGTTATCTATTGTCTTAGTTTTGCCATCAGTACCCGACTTAATAGGTAATTTAGGCTGATTGACATTACTAGGGACAATAATTTTATTATCTTTAATTTTTACCTGTACTTTCGTAAAGATCGCACTTGTACACATTAAAGATAATTCTATTGCATAAGTAACCATATTTTCAAATGTGCCATTTGGTGCTAGTTTTTTATCATAACTAGCTAATTCAAAGGCATGAGCAATTAATTTAGATTTTTTAATTACACCTGTTTTCTCATCTATTAAATCAGTATTTGATTTATTATGGTTAATCAATTTCTCAAATTCTGAAGCTATCAAGGTTAATCTTATTACACCCTCGATTTTAGACGCATCAGTTTTTAAAGATATTAATGAAGTCTTAAGGGCTTTTTGATCCAAGCCTTGAACATTAATAATTGATTTTTTACTTACTTCTTTTTTATTTACATTAGTCATTTTTAGTTATCCTTTATTTTATGATTTAAAAAAAATTTAAAGTTTATGTAAACTCGAGCTTGAAACCAGTTAAGAAAAAATACTGAAATTAATCTTATAAATATTTAATCTTAACTACAAGACGCTGTTAATTCGTCACTAACAACTAACTAAATAATAGACTATTAGGTGCTTATGGCAAATCAAAATACACTACCTCTATAACCCATTGATATATAAGGATAAATAACTATCCCGATCAGGATTAATTTTTGACCGCTACACCATAATAGTATTCGCTAGGTATGATTATCATAGTATCTCAAGCTGATATAGGTATACATGCAAGGGTGGGGTTAAAATTAATCCTAATATATATTTTTA